CAACATAACTTGGTAGGTATGATTGATTTATTTTTGAACCGTCACCAATTTTGTTAATAATTGTAGATGCTGTTTCGTCTCCTGTATTTGTGCCTGAAGTATTATCTAACTTACTTATTTGAGATAAGAAATTATTAAATTCCAATTCGCTTCCAACAAAACCACCATCTACAGCTGATTTATAAGCTGATTTACCATCTGCTCCAGTCGTCCCCGGAACTTGCATTTCTGAAACTTCAATGATAACTTCCGTAATTGTTTCTTCAATCTGGATTAATGGATTTAATACTATTTCCTCTATAATTATATTCATGTCGTTACGTCTTGAAGTATTTGTAAATTAGCTCTTAAATAAGTGTAGATTGTACCATCTTCAAAAGATACTTGCAAGTCCGAAATATACCCCGATACCGCTTCACCTAAAATACGACTTTTCATTATTACCTCAGTAGAGCTTATTTTTTCAAAAGTATTATCCTCAGTACTCCATGCAAAAGAGATACCCGCTCTTACCGTAACTTTGAATTGCATATCAATTCTACAATCTGTTATATCAAAAGGAAACGTTATTTTTCTACTATTAAAAGTATCGCCTTTTATATGCGGTTTAATTGCCCATGTTTGTATCATAATTTATTTTGTAAAGTATTGTTCTACTTCTGATTTACTTCTACCTACCACCTAGCTTTTGTTCCACGAATATCATAGTGTACAAAATTTGGATATATTCCAATTCCCCCCTGTTTCATTTTGCCTTTTAAAATAAGCAATTCGATTACTTCGGCTAATTGTTTTGGCTCGTAACCTTCGGCATTTATATCAGCACCCGAAGCCGTTAAATGCTGACTCGCTTTTGCACCGCGTACTTTTTTATTATGTGTTGGTGTTCTGTAACCAGAACCCGTAACACTTACCGAAACATTTAAATAGTCACGTAATGCTTGTAGGTTGTTCGCAACCTCTTTCACGTTTAATAAATACTTTTCGGGTACTTTTGTGCCATCTTTGCAATCGAACTCCTCAGAGTTAAAATTTTTAGTTAATTTCATAATATTTCGTCTTTTTCAAATGGTTTTATAAATTGTCCGTTAAATTTTTTGTAAAAGTGGTTATCTCTTTTCTCTTGTAGTTCTTGCTCTAATATTTGGCTTTTAGTTCTTGAATCCCTTATATATGTTCTTAGCTTAAAATATGCAAAAAACACCCCTATTAATGTTAATATAAACTGAGTAAAATTAGTCGCATTTGATAAGTAAAACTCCCCGAATGAAACCTTCTTAACGACGTCAATTATTGTGAAGCTATAAAATACAAAGAAACAATAGTTAATTGCGTTGAAAAGAAATTTTACTGTTTGCATAAGCGAAAATTAATAAAGACAAAGGTATTTTGAGTAAATATAAAAAATTATCCATTAAACCCAAAAATACAAAATCTAAAGCATTAATAATGAATAAAAATAAAGCTATTTTTTTAGTGATTAAGTCAATTTTTAAAAAAGCTAAAAAGTAAAATACAATTCCAATAATTAAAATATTTGAATACTCTTCTAAAATATTGCATAAATATAATTTATTATCTGAAAATACAGCGTACCTAACTTTTAAATTCGATTGATAAAATACCGCCTTCACTTCTGAAAGCGGTATTAATGACAATAATATTAAATGTCTATTTCTCATCTTTTTCAGCTGGAGGTCTTGAACCACCAATTAAAGCTTCTAATTTATCTACATTCTGAGTAGGCAAAGAAACTTTCAATTTGTAAACTCCGTAAAGTCCAAAAGCTAATTTTAAGAAACCAATCCATTTTTCAGAAATTCCCACTTCTACCAAAAAAGGATTTAAAACCTCGAACCCTTGATCTAAAATAATTAACGCAAATCCAACGATTGCAAACCACCAATTTTTTAATGTACTCATATTTATTTAATTTAATTGTTTACCAAGTTGCTAAAGCTGTTCTAACCCATGTGTTTGTCGCTATACATACATAAATAAAACCTGCTGTTATTCTTATTTCTCCTGTTGTTCCTGTTGCTGTTGCGCTTGCAGGGGCTGTATTTAAAGCGGATATTTTGTAATCTGTTGCCGTAACACTTGAAGAGAAGGTGGCTGAGCCGTCTATGTTGAAATCAGCAATTTTTCTAGTTATAGGACTCCCAAAATTATAATCAGTCGCTACTAATTCAAGATTATTGCCTCTTGAAGCCGTAGTATTTGAACGCAAAAAGATACCGTAACCAGCTATATTTCTATAATCTGCAATTAAATAATTAGTCGAAGGGTCTGGTGTTATTACTTTAAAACTACTTGCCGTCACACTTGAACCAAACTCACCCGACCCACTAATCCACATATTAGCAGATTGAGCAGAAGAATTTTGATTTTGAATATATCCTGTTCCTCCTGTTATAGGGGCAACTGCTAAAGTAGTCCCGTTCGCTAATAAGGCGTTGGTTGCTGGTGCTGTTGAGTTTATGAAAGAGGTAGCTATAGTTGCTCCTAATTTATCAACTGTAAATGTGTTTACTCCTACGTTTTGTCCTACATAATTAAAACCTGTTCCTGTGGATGTTTGATTTGATTGTATATTATTCCCAGTTGAGTTGCTAGAAATTTTAATTGCTACCCCTGTAGAAGTGTTAGATATTTGTAGCCCTTGACCAGAAGAGGTGTTGTCTATTTGTAACCCTTGACCTGCTGAGCTATTTATATATAAACCTATTCCAGAAGTATTTACAGCTTTAAAACCTATCCCTCCTCCAGAATTAGACAATTCAAATCCGTTTCCAGTAGAATTATTGTCTAGACTAATTACATTACTACCTGTCCCGTTATTTATTAAACTTAAACCATTTATTTTGGAAGACCCAGTATTGGTAAGCGTTTTAATTCCTGCTATATTTTGATTTCCAGTCAACTTAACATTTCCAGCATCTGCCGTACTTACAAAAGCCGTACTTGCAGCCTGTAATGTATTCGTTCCTGCTGTTGCCGTTGGCACTAATGGTATGCCTGTAAATGTTGGACTTGCTAAATTTGCTTTTAAAGCTAATCCAGTATTAACTGCCGTAACAGTAGGATATTTTGTATTTGCTCCATCAACTGCTAAACTGTTTTGCTTATTTGCAATATCTTCGGGGGTATAATTTAAAGCCGTCAAGATATTCGCTAAAGTCAAAGCAACCCCACCCGAAGCGACCCCTCCAAACTTCTGAGCTTCTAATATTTTTGCATCTGCTACATTTTGTAAAGAAGTAGTAGTATTACGCATTATGATATAAGCACGAATAATCCCGTTTTCTTTTGAGTTTGGTTCGATAACAAAATCTCTAGTAAGCACGGCATTTATAGCACTTTGCAAGTCATCATAATATTGTTGACTTTTCAAAATTCTAGTCATTCCGGTTTGAAAAGTTACGGCTGTTTCAATTACAAATTTATTATTTGGTACGGCTGTATATACGTTATTCAAGTCGTACAAAGTAGGATCTAAATTTACCCTGTCACTTCCTTCGGTACCATTTTGAGTACGATATCTGAAAGTTAATGCTAATGCTTCGGCTTGGGATAATCTGTGTGGGTCTTTCCAATTATTAATGAAGTTAACCCCTCTTTTTCCAATTATTCCAGCGGATTTATTTAATTGTAAGTTTGCTCCGTTAGCAGAATAAACATTTCCTGATAAATTTAACGCTCCGATAAAATCAAATAAATCATGCAATTGATTTGTACCCGCCTCAGTAGGAGACGAAAGATTGTTAATTACATTTATAGTAGTTAAATTAGAATGTATAACTGCACCCAATTCGATTAAATCACGCCTTTGAATAGCCGTAAATGGGGTAGCTTGCATAACTACAGCAGGCGTACTATTTATTGCTACATAGGTAATATTTCCAGTAGTTAAATAAGTCGGAGTGACCCCAGTAAAAGCAGGAAAATTAATAATAGTACTTATCGGATTTGAAGGATCATCAAAATTTGAAATTATACCTATTCCGGCAGTAATATTAAATTTAGTCGGATCACCGTTAATAGCGATTGCACCGTTTTTGATTAAGCCTGTTGATAAATAGCCCTTTAGCTTGTCTGCTGTAGAGGCTGGTAAGTCTAAAGCGTTAATGTAATTTAAATTTCCTGTTGTCGGCTCTTGAATAACAACCTTAGAGGTATTTACGCTCGAAGCGTTTCCGTTTAAAGCGATACCCTCTGGGAACTCCGCTTGAGCGAAAGAAGCAAAAGAGGTAAAAGCTAATAATATTAAAAGTATTTTTTTCATGTTTACTCTGGTTTTATGTAAATTGTGTTTCCTGTTGTTACATTAATAATAATTGTCAAAACGTCTGCCGTTTGCGTCCACTCTGGGCCCTTGTATAGCTCTCCTTTTGACTTCAATACGCTCCCGACCTTAAAGCCTGGATCTAAAATAAAAGTCTGTCCTAAGCCCGTAGCTGACGCCACTATTAAAATAGGGTCGGGTTTACCATCGTAAAGAGGTGTGTAGTTCGCTCTATCATTAATGTCGCCCCCGTTGTATATGGCGTTGGTCCAAATAGTATCGATGTCAGCAAAGCCGTGAACGATGTCACCCGCTTGCAATGTCGGTAGAGTATTTGGCACTCCACCCACTTCGCCTTTAAACTTCAAACGTAATTCTAAAAATAGAATAGGTGTAATAGTTGGGTTTGCTAACCCGATTATCTCGTTTAGTTTGTCCTTTATGTTATTAGTCTCATTGGCACTTAACTTATTTACAAGAGTGGGTACGTTTGGAACTATAACGGCTTCTTTGTCGCCGTCAACGTTTGCGTTGTCAAATTGATATAAATTAATCATATCTTACTTACTTTATAAGAGAAGTACCCGCCCCACGTTGGTACGCCTTGGCAAGTTGTTGCGCTAAGAACTTTAAACGCTTCTTGAACGTGGTATGAGATAGTACCCTCAATATCAATTAGTGTAATACTTTTTTGGTTGTTGCTCGGGTCTGTTACGTTCGGGCGTGAAATTATTTTACTACCGAAGTTCGTACTCATTAAAGGGTCTTTCTCCTGTTGGTAGGCTACGCACAAAGCGAACAACTTTTTAAAACCAATAAAGGAGGCGCTTGCGCTGTCAGCGATTGTGCCCGCCATTATTTTAGTAGTTGCCTCAAAGCCAAACATTTTTAAAAATACATGATTTTTAACGTAGTTTGCCGTCTCTGCGATTTTATCCTCTCCAAGTGAACCCGTAGTAGGGTAGAACTCTTTAAGCTCCGATAGTGTCGGTGTTGGTATTGCTGCCATCTGTAGGGAGTATTTCTGGATTTCCTAATAGTGCTGTTGCTTCCTCTTTGGTAAGCCCCATAAACGTCATAAATAGAGCTATTGCGCTTTCTCTCGTGGTTGTTTTAGCTTGTACTGATTTTTGGGTATCTAATACGGCGGTGAACCCCCCTACGGTCGAGCGTAACAGGTCTTGACCGTCTTTTATTGACGTATCTACTTCCACAACTGCTTCAATGTCTTCGGTTATTTTAACCCCGATAGCTTTAAAAGCATCTAAGATATTATCCGCTTCTTTTAAACAACTCTCGGCCCATAAATCTTTCGCCGTCTGGATAGCTGCACCGCTATCGCCAAAAATACCTTCGCCTTCAAATAATAAAATCTTTGGGAAGTTGTAGCAGGCCACACAAATTTTACTCTCGGCTTTGTCGTCAACTGAGTTGAGTAAATCCACGTTAACCTCGTTTGAAATTGATACTTTCGTAATTAGTTTCGTAACGTCTTCGGTGTCGCCTTTCCACTCTAAAAGAATGTTTTGCGCTGTATTCTCGACTCCTTTAGCTTCCGTAAGAGCTTCTTTAATATCGCTTAGTATTTCACGTTCTTTTATAGCCTCGGGGCTCATATCTGAGAGGTCGTTACTACTTGCTTTAACTACAAATATGTTATTACCAAACATTGCGTTATCTGAGGCTTTCGATACGTACGTAGAAGCGTCGTTTTCGAGTTCCATCCATTTTAGTACTGAGTACAGAGGCGTAACTCGGAAAGGCATTGAGCTATCGTTGTACATATAGATTTGACCTGTGTACTTTGCGAAACCGTCTTTAGCAAATTGCGACTTAACTACTGTTTTATCGCTATTAAAAGCGGGGTACTCTTTACCGGATTTAATATTTTTAAACGTAGCCACGTTGTCGTTGTCGTCTTGCTCTTTTGGTACGAAGTGCTTTGGGTTTTTATAGACTACCCCGATAGGGTTTGCGTCTACATCGTACTGCACATTTAAAACGAAATAGCCATATCGGATATAATCGTTTTCTATTTTTTTCCAAAGAGACTGATACTCGTCTAATAAACCAATAGGTACGCAGTATTCGTGAAACTTCAATAAGCACATCGTAGCTGTCGGGCTATTAAGATAAGCCTCGTCAAGTCTTTGAAAAAATAAGCCTTCTTCGCCTAACTGCACGAAGCCTTTAGTGTCAACGGCTTTTTTCTTTTTACGCCCTGTTACTATTTTAAAAATACTTGTAAACATAGTTACTTTTTATTTATAACAATTCGTTACCTTCTGTGTCTGCTAAAGCCTCAATCGCTTTAATAAGTTCTTTTTTTGAGGCGTTGCCTTTTACTTCGATACCGTTATCTTTTACAAAATCTTTTAGTTCCTCGTAAGAAGCTTTAGAAGCATTAAATCCGATTTCCACAACCTCGTCAGCGGGAAGACTTTCAATTAAAGCGTCCATAGCTTCAACATTAAAAACCATAAACAGGTGAGGGCTTGTAGCGTGAATCGCTTTTGCGATACTTATTTTTTCTCTAATTTCGAAAGGTGTATCTGAGTCGTTAACGGCTCTTAAAACGCCCGTTTGCCCATTCTGTGAGTAGTTAACCCCTCCGCCAAATATAGTGTATGTGTTCATCTTTTTAGAAGTTAGGTAAAGAGCGTAGCCCTTTGTTAGTTTAGCCTCTGCATTTCCGCAAGAGAGGCAACCTGCGTGTTTCTGAATAAAATTCCTTGCCTCTAAGGGCAAGGAATTAAAATTTTCTTTAGTCATAAGACTATGGTATTACAACCACCTCAAAGCGGTTATTAAACAACGTATCTGTTGCAGCAAGCCCACCAGCTAATAAGAAATTAACCCCGTTAGGATTAGCTTCCCCGCCACCTGTAAGACTTCTTAAAGAACCACTTACGCGCCCTCCTAAGTCATCACTCGTAGGCTCAACAACGAACTGTAAGCCGTTTTTGTAACCTAAAACGTGGTAAGCGTCGTCTGCATCGGCTACGCCTGTAGCTTTATAGATAAATACCCATTTACGAGTTGAAAGAGCCATTGCTGTTTCTTTCCCTGCGTCGCTCTCAGAATCGTTAATGATAATACCTGTTGCAATTTGCGCATAAGTATCTTTTTTAACTTCGCTTGAGATAACTTCGTAGTTTGGTTTTACTGCGTTTTTCTCCCACTCTACTTTCAAAGGATAGTAGTCTGAACCTACAACCGGATAAACTCCTGTGTCTGGATCAATTACACCAATGTTAGCAAGGGTAAATTTCTTAGTAACGTGCTTAGTAGGCAAAAAAGCCGCTAAGTCTACTAAAAGCCCCCCGGAGAGGGCTTGTAAATCTGCTGCGTCACATCCTTTGGATATATCAGCGGGTTTATAACAATTTGCCATTTAGCTTTTGTTTTAAAGATTAATAGCCTACTACGTAGAAGTCACCCGGGTAAGGCTCAACTATCGCAGTTGTAAGTCCGTAAGAAGCCTCATACGCCCCTGTCGTTGGTTTGAAGTCTTCCTCAAAAGAACCACTCTCGATGTAGTTCACAATTGGTAAACCTAAAGCCAAGATAGCTCTGTTTGGTAAGTTCCAAGCTGCCCCAACTAAAGCCAAGTCACGAATAGCTGCTGAGAACTCGTCGTATTTGATTAAAGTCAAATCGCCATACATGATTGTAACAATCTCTTTACCTCCACTTACTTGAGAAGCTAAAGTTCCAACACAACACAAAGAGAAACTTTCGCTTTTCATTGCGTAGATTAAAGCATCGTACATCTCAACTGTTAACCAAACATATTTTTCAGTATCAACTACTAACTTCATAGTGTCAGACTGTAAGCCTCTCATTGCGTCAATTACGTCAAGAACTTCTTGCCCCGTCCAAGTTGTCTGAGCTGTTTTAGTCAGCAAAGCATTTTTGGCTGCGATGTCTCCTGCGTAATGCGGTGCATCCGGCACAAGTGCAACTAATTTAGTCCAAATCCCGTCAGCTTTCACGTAGTTTGGCAATAGGGCTGCATTCGCTAAATTCGCGGCGATATAAGCTTTATTTCCTAACCAGTTGATTTTTCTTGTCGAGTTCAAAATGTTTTGAATAAAACGGCTTTCGTAACGAGAAGATAAAGCAGCAGTTGGTGCAGGCTTAGCCGTACTCATACCAAATACTTTCTTTTCATTTGAAGTCAATTCATTCAAACATAATGTACACCCCGCCATGAAATTATACTCTTCGGCAATTAAAACCTCTGGTAAATCACAAGATTGGTCGATAACGCACCCAACCATAGCAACTGCGTCGGCGATAACCTCTGGGGCTAAAAATACGCTGTCAACGTCTGCTTGTAGAGTTGTGTTATATTTTATCGAATCTAAAGCCAAAGCTAATTCGATACTGGATAAATCGGGGATACCGTTTACCGTTTTCCCTTTAGGGATACATACTTCGTTGATTGTTGGCATTATCCGATCATTTTAAAGGTTGGTACTTTTGTGTTTGCCGTTGGGGTTACGACTGGAGCCTCTACATCATGCTTTAATGATTTTTTAAGGTCTGCCATTTCTGCAACTAAGTTAACGTTAGAAGCTTTCAAAGCCACCACTTGTTCAGTAATTGCTTCTAAAACTGCTTGAGTTTCAGCTTCTAATTCTGTGGCTACTGCCTCAGCAACCGCAGGAGCTTCCATAGTTGCGCTAACGATAGCACCCGCAAGAACTACAAGAGTCCAAACGTCCTCACCGTTTGCAATTACGTAAGTGCCGTCTGGCGCATCAACTGCGACCCCTTCTGCTATCTCGGCAATATCCGAGATGTCCGGAAATGTCAAAGTAACTCCGTTGGAATCATCTATGACTAACTCCGCTTTCGCTTCGACCCCCATTTTGGAAAGTAACGACGCTAAAAAAACGTTTTTGATTTTCATTTGATTTATATAAATTAGTTAATAATTCCTAAGGAAACGAGGTGCGCTCTATTCATTGGCAACTCACTATTTTCAATTAAAGAAAAAAGGTCGTCATTAATGTCGCACGATGATCTGAATATTTGATTTGTGAAGTCTTGGTAGTCTGTCAAGTCTTGGAGCACTTCGGTAAGATTGTTTTTCGTACCAATAAAACCCATTCCAAGCTCTACTCTCGGAGCGTGGTAGTGTACTGAGGCTTTTGCTGCAATCTCTCTGTGGTCGCCTAAAAGGAACAGGAAAAAACCTGCGCTTTCTGCGTAATCGGGAACAAAGGTAATAACCTCAACGCCTTTATTTTTCAAGGCTAAAATCGATGCTGTCATTCTTTTAAGAACTTCAACGTCTCCACCGTGAGAAGTTATATTGATTAAAAGCTTTTCGTTAGGTTTAACGGCTTTTATATCTTTGTTGAACTTGTTTTCTAAGTCGGCATTAAAGCCTCCGATAACGTTTATTTCGACCATTCTTTACAGATGTTTTGTGGTTCGGTTGCAAATACCTTAGTTGCTATTGGGCAGTCGCATAAAGTGCAAACGTACCCTTGAACATCTTTTACCTCAGCATTGACAAAATCAGCATAGAAACGTTTTTCTTTAAGTGGGCAGTTTGCGCATATCTCAGCACGTCGCCGTGATTCTTGTGTATGTTTGCCGTTTATGCTCTTTGTCAATGCATTGATAAAATCTATCATAAAGCAAATGTAAATAAATTAATTGAATAATAAACAAACTTTATTAATATTATTTTTGACATAGAAAAAAGTTATACGTAGTTTTTAGCCATAAAAAAAACCCGCTAAATTAATAACGGGTTTTTGCTTTTGTTTGTAAATTATTCTTTTTCGTGCGGGGCTACTTTCATAAAAGGTATTTCGCTTGTGTTGCCTACGTACTTGTTGTACTCTAATTGCGCCTTAACCGTTGCAATTATTTTCCCCGCAGAGTTTGAAAGCTCCTTAGCTAATCCGATTGAAATTTCACCAGTTTTAGTTTTTTCGTAATTGCTCAATAAATCGGTTCTTAAATCTTCAATGTTTTTCATAGTCTTTTTGTTTTTATAATTATTCTTTTTACATCTATTAATTCTTTTGTAATACTCTCTTTTGGGAAGCCTTTACTAGTTAGTTGATTTAAAATATACCCGTCCGTCAAGGTGGCTGCTTTCTTCTTAGATCTATTTTGTTGTTTAGTCCTTACTTCCCCGTAATCAGACGCATATTTTTCTCTATTTTTTGCGTTTATAGCTTCTTTGAATTTACCGTGGTATTCCCTACTCGCAATAAGCCTTACATCTCTGTGCTTTAGTCGATACTCCGCTTCTTTTAGTTTTGCTTTTTCGGGGTTTCTTAATCTCCACGCTTTATCTCGCGCTTTACACTTTTCAGTGTTATTAAGGTAGTAGTTTTTCTGTTTCTCACGAGATCTTTTTAGTTCTTTTGCTCTTACCTCGGGGTCTTCTCTACGTTTACTTTCGTTCACCTTGGTTGATAATTTTATTTTATCTTTATTTGCCTGATAGTATAAACGTAGATACTCTTTTAGTTCCTCTTTAGTTTTTGCCATATCTTATTAATTTTTACCAAAGATATAAAACTTTTTTCTATATAAAAAATATTTTTACCTGTATTTTTAAACAAAAAAAAACCCGCTAAATTAATAACGGGTTTCCCAAATCCAAAAACCATGAAATAAGAATAACAAAATAGAAGATAGGCAAACGTACAACAAATTTTATCCACTCGCAAGCTTTATTGCTAAATTATTTGTAACCTCTTGCAAAGTCTCTACAACTAAGACGGGAGGCGTTACGATTGTATTTTGTTGTTGTGGCGTATCGCTCACACGTGCCACGGTTTCAGTCTGTGCCGTATTAACGAACGAACCCGACCCCGTAGTGGTTTGAGGCTTTGCGCTCGAAGCGTCAACGGAGCTACTGCCTTTGTCGGTTTTAAGTATATTCTTAACCGCAGCAAATCCCGCAGCGGCTACAAAGGCAACGTTAGCCACTTTTAAACCTATTTCATAAGGCGTAACCGCTTTAGTTGAAAGTTCTGCCGTTATACCTTGGTAAGTATTAAAAAGAGCTGAGGCAACCGCCACCGCTTTACTGCCCTCGAAGAGTTCACCGGCAGCGGCTAATCCGTTAGCTACTGTTCGCTCTGTCTCTGCTCGCTTTTGGGCGTTTACTTGTTTGTCTATTGACTTCGTAGCTGCTGCGTACTTTTTGTCTGCCAAAGAGATTGCAGCCCTATAAGCCTCTTCACTTAGTTTCTTAGCTGCTAAATTCTCGTCAAGTAGTGCAAGCTCTTGCGAATAGTTCTCTTCAAGTAAAGCCCTTTTTATTTCTTGCTCCGTTGCGTCTCGGTCCTGTATATCCTGGAGGCGTATTTGAAATTGTAAGTCGTCGAGGATCTTAGCGTTTGCCGTTTCCGTTTCTCTTCTTATTTTCTCCGCTTCGTCAAAATTAGTTTGAATAGCTGTTAAGCTTTCGTTTTTAATTTGATTGATTTTAATAACCTCGTTTGCGTAATCTTTCTCGCTAAGTACTTTCTTATTCAAAAGCATTAATTGCGCCGTAGCAAGGTCGTTTGCGCTTTGGCTCTGTGAATCGTAAAGCTCGGCGTTTATCGCTTTGGTTTGTTCGATAGATGCTTTCTGGGCTTCGGCTTCTTTGCTTATTTGCTCGTCGGTTATTTCCAGAATTGCGCTCGATAGGTTTTGCCTATTTTGCAACAATTGTTTTTGGAGGTCTGAACCACTAGAGCTTTTTTGCGCAAGAGCGTTCTCAGCATCAAATATTTTTTGTGCTAAAGCGATACGCTCCGAGGCGTCAAGGTTTCGAGCTTCGCCCTCAGCTTTCAAAATATCAATTCTATTTTGAGCATTTTTCAAATTGCTTTGAGTGGCTTTCTCGTTCGATGCTTGTGCGTCTGCTTGGCGTTTCTCCGCTTTGCTCTTTGCGTCGTCTTCGATTTTATCTCTACGGCTGTAAGTCTTTTCTAAATTAACCGTACTTTCGTCTTCTAAGGCGATAGCTTTTAGGCGGGCTTTGTTCAAAGCGTCAAACTCTTTATCGTAGTTCCCTCCTCGGCTTTCAGCTAATTCCTTCGTAGCGTCTCCCGTTTCTTTTAATTGTTTTTTCTCTTGCTCGGTAAATTGCGCTTTGTTTGCAATCGCTCTGCGGGCCAAAAGTACTTCTTGGTCTACAATAGCCTTTCTTTGTTTAAAATCGGCTTGCTCTTTGCTTATTATCTCATCGGATATTTTAAGACGCTCTTGCTCGCTCAAAGTTCTATTCTTAAGTGCGACGTTAAGCTTGTTTATTTCCGCCCTGTTTCGTGCCGTTGTAACCTCTTGAGACTTCATAACGTCCTCAAGGTCTTGCTGTGCTTTGGTAAGTGCTGCGGCTTCTTTTGCGGCTGTAGCCATTGAGCCACCTAACCCGCTAAAGGCTTCTTTTAAATTCTTCGCCCCTGTTAGCAAGGCAAGGATTGTATTTTTAATAACATTAAAAACGGCTTGCAACGCTGCAAAGCCCTGTTCGACTTTATCAACAACGGGCTGGAACGAACTAAAAACCGAATAGAGGATTAATCCCGCTGCGATAATAGCCGTAATAGGTAAAAGCAAAGTACCAACTGCAACGTTTAAAAGCCAAGTCGATTTCGTTGCCGTGTTTGTTCCCGCTGCTGCGACTTCCGTAGCTGCTCCGACGGCTGTCTCCGAAGTCGCCAAAGTGGCGGCTTGCACCGAAGCCATTTTAGAAGCATTCCCAAAACCAACTATATTTTTAGCGGAGTTAGTAACGAGAGTATTTACTTCACCTATGCTGCCTATAATTTCACGTCCACGTTGCACAAATCCGACAACTTGCCCCGAAGTACCTCCGAAGGAATTTCCTAACTCAAATATCTTTTGACGATAGTTTCCTGTTATCGTTGCGGCTTTCTCTTGTTGGCTTGAGTTCTCCTTTACGAAATTATTATTTTTATCAATCTTTGAGTTAATGTCTGCAATCGCTTTCGCTCCGTCAACTGTTGAAGCATCGATTTGTTTCCTCGCAGCGGTTAACTCTTTGGTATTTGCTATCGCTTGAGCTTGGGTTTTAACGTTCGTATTCAAAGCAGCATCGAGCCCCGTTTGGGCTTTGGTTAAATCCAAAACGCTTTTTTGGTTCGCTGCGTATTCCGATTTTAGCTTCTTAAGTTCAAGCTCGTTATCGACAAAGCTTTGTAGCTGGTCCTCGTTTGCGGAGGTTAACCCTTCGGTATCTTTTTTTAATTTCTTTTGTTCGTTCTCTAAATCGACAATAGCTTTCTTGGAGGAAGCCATAGAGCTTTCAAGGTCGCTCGTGTCGATTATTAATTTCCCGATTATTATTTCCTCAGCCATTTTATAATGTTTTACTTGTTGATATTGCTACTTTAACCCCGCTTACTATTGTTTCCACGTCCATACTCCCTGAGTTAGAGCCCCTAACGTTATCGAAAGCAAAATAAATAAACATTCTTAGCTTTCGGCCCACGGGTAAACTTGGGAACATTTTAGTTAATTTAGGTATATTAAAAGTCGTGTCTGTATTATTTGAGCTATTAACCTCGTATAATTGGAATCTAGTCACGCCATCATATACAGTTATTTGGGCTTTTGCTCTCGCCTTACCTATTCCTCTATTGGCTGTGCGCAAACGTATAGTAAATGGTTCGATTATCATATTTACGTTAGTGTAAGTCTCTGTCGTTTGCACTAGATTGTAACTGTCGTCTGGAGCGGTTCCGCTAATAGTCTGAGCAACACTTGTAACCGTATCGTTTAAGTTTGGCTTTAAACCTAATATGTAATTTAATGGCATAAAGTTTAAATCCCCGTCGTCAAAATTATCTCTCGCATAGCTCATGTCCTCAAGTTGTATAAAATTACTTTCGTAGCTTGCCACTCCACTATGTTTAATATTTATATAGGCTTCGTTCGATACCCCTCCGTTAGTGTCGATTGCTTGGATATAGAGCGAGTCGGTATTAAAATCGGGTTGTGTATCGCCTGCTTTGTTGGCTTCAATCTTTATGCTCACAAGGTCGGCAATTGCAAACGCCTGGGGAAGTGTTGCAGCAGGAACAAGCACGTCGTTAACGAAAAGCCTGTTTAGGTCTTGATTGTAGCTTTTAAAAATAATAACGTCCCAAGCGTATTCGTTCGGAGGTATTGGGTACATACTAAATAGGTATTCAAGCGGAAATACTGCTTTCTCTTTGAAGTTTAGAAGTATTGAATTGAAATTATTCAGTAAAGGGCTTGCAACTTTACGCTTTTTAACGAGCATTGCTTTAATGCTAATTTGGTCTTTTTTTGTTGAGAAGTTAAGTTCTAAAGGGATCCAATAACTACTCAACTGCTCAACAAAAAATACCTTAGTAAGCGAGAAAGTCGCAGCTAAAATAGCATCGTATCGAAATACAATATTAGTCACGAGAGGCGTTAAAATAAAATCCGTATAATCTTTGTGAAAGTCATTATAAACGTTCAGCATACTGACTGAAACCGCTTTATAATTTGAAGCGTTCGTAGCTACTCCACCTACATAAACCTTTAAATCTAATTTTGCAGGGCTTATTTTGAAAATACGCACTGCGGAAGTTTCACCAATTTCGTTATTAGCTCTTAGCGGTATAGTTAAATCGTCTTGAATCTCTGAATCGTCAAATGTTAGCAAGCTACCTGCACCAAAAGCACTTGAAAGGTAAGTCGCTTTTTCTTGGCTAGATAGGTTGTTATTAAAAAAGGAATTAAATAGCGTCCCGGAATCCGAGTACGTCAATTCGTTACGCTTTGCTAATTTGCTTTGAAAGGTATAATCTGAATAATTTACGAAATACTTTGAATAATCAACGTAATTACTTTTGTACTCTTCGATGTTAGTCCACTTATTGATTATTAATGTTCTGTAGGTGTCGTCTACTTCGGCATAACAATTGAAAAAAGCTAAGGTTTGGTTTAAGAAGTCGAAAGCTGTGAGGTTTGCGTCGAAAGTAGGCGCAAAGCCTAATCCTGTTTCGTATATTTGATACACTCCTTTGTTTGGAGCTACATAGTACTCGCTCACGTCGTTATCAGCTACAAAGAAGTCGCCGTAAACTGTGTAACCGTTTGATACAAAAACCATTTTAAGCAGTTCTTGCAACTGAATTAAAATTGGCATTTCCTCAATAACGTAAAGCCCGCTATTTTCTTGTGTTTCTACGAAAGCAGTTCGGGAAGTTATATCCTCACTTTTATTGAAAAATTCGTTAATGTCTTTTTTGTATAAAAAGCTTGAAGCAATTGCATTTATATACTGTTCTTTGAGTTTTACCACAAGAGCGTTATCGCTATAAAGCAAATAGGTATCAATCTTTTCAAGTGTTTCCTTTTGAATCTTAAGCGTTTGATTTCGTAATTGAATTGAGCCGTTTAAAACAACGTCAACGGTGTAGCCATTCATTAAACTCGCTACTTTGTTAGTAGGCAAATCGAACAACTCCAAAAGCTTTTTATTGTTGGCGGTTTTATCCAAAGAGATAGTGTTCGAGTAGGCGTACCTATCTTGAATACCATTTAAGTTTTGCGACTTCTTGAAGGTAATAACCTGCGTCGGGTTAATATCGAGGCGAAAGCCTTTGCGGAATATTTCAATCATTTGTCTCTGTTTAGTCTATCCGTCACTACGTTAGCCACTATATAACTGAGGGCTATGTAAATCAATGCTATCATAATGAAATTCCGTTTTCGTTTGCAATATTTACGGTTAGCGTGTATTCAAAGTCAAACTTTCTTAAATTGAAAGAGCCGGATACTTCACACTCACGAAATCCGCTTGGTAAAAGTACTTCAATTTTCGGAGAGCGCAACAATTCCAGAAAGGTTTCTTTTAACTCAATTTGCTTTGTACCGGTTAAGCTCATTTGTTGGGTGAAGTTTCCCTCACGTTGCAATCTCGAACTTTGGTTATCTTGTTGATTGTAAAAGTTATTATTGATAAATTCCGTTTTACCCCTGTTGCCTGTTTGGGCTTCGGCTTGTGTAAAAAAATAACAGTATCCTCCATAGCTTGTAAAGTATCTAAATTGTAAAGTATCCTCGCAGTCCTCCGCTTTGTATTTAATGCCGTAAACGGGTATTAAAGGATTATTTAAAGAGGTTGTTATCAAAGCGGGTAATACCATTGAAGCTATTTGCGTGTCTAAAATTGGCACGGTAGCTACTCCGATAATTACGGGAATTGGTGAAGTAACTCCTCCGACTGAAACCGTAGAACCTGGAGCAGTTACGAGCTCACCAACAAATAAACTCAAAGTGTTATCGAAGTCCTCTGCGAACTCGATATATTTTGGGCTCATGTGGTTTATTTTCGTTACGTCTTTTTGGATTTTAACCGCCTCACTTATTTGGCTAATCCCTAAAGTTGGGTAAAAGCCGTCTGCGTCTATCTCGGTATCGCTTGGCGTTTGTTCGGCAAATATAAAAGTAGTGTCAAAAATATAACCGCTATCAAATACGAACTCGTCGGCGAAAATGTCCGCCCCATTTTCGGCTCTTACCGATACGCCAATAGTAAACTGCTCAATAGTGTACTGCTTATTTGTCGAATTGAAGTCGAAGCCAAAATTATCAATAAGCAAGGCTTTTAAATACCCCGATACGTCAATTCTAAATACCCCGCTTTCATACTTTGGTAAGATATTTTTAACGGCGTAGCGTCTTTGCGTGTACAAAGATTTCATTTCCAAATCCGCTACGAGGTCGTTTGGGTTTACGCCTAAATCCTCATCGGAAGTAAATTCGAATATAGCAGGCTCGTTAACATTGAAGAATTTTAACGGTTGTTTTTGAAAAGTAATTGCCATTGCTCTTTTATTTTAATTTTTAAGTCTGGTGTCGCTAATTCAATCACCTGTTTAAATGCTTCGTTGTTAATCGAGTCCGTGACTATGTTTGATCCTCCTATACGAAACCACGTAGTACCGTTTGCTATTATCGAGTTTCGTACCGCATACGGGTCAGCAGGTATACCTTTCGCTTTTATCCATATTTTTAAATTCTCAATAGTTGGGTAGGGCCGTTCCATTGGGGCAATTCCGTAGTTCAAACCAACAATATAATCGAGAGCGTAAAGGTTAATAGTTATTTGCTCGAGTAGTTCTTTTTTCTCAAAGCGTACAGAGTTATAAAGCGCACGTGTCGCCACCATGTCGTTATCAACTATCGCTTGTTTAAGCTTGTCGATTATTACGCTTTGAACTGCTTCGTCTATTTTCATATTCCTTTTTCTTGCTTAAACATTCTCAGCGTCTCAGCGTTTGTGTATTGGTCTATGTTTTTTATAGGTGTATTACTTCGCCACTCCCAAAAAGCAGTAGTGAAAGCTTCTGAAATAGCTTCAATTTCTTTTGCTATCTCTTCGGGGTTTGGCCCATCTGCGATTTTTTGATATATTAGCCAATATAATTTATGTTCAAAAGCCATAATTTTAAATTGTTACTGTAAAATTAATCTCAACCCCGCTATAATTTTGCATTAAAACCGTTGTAACGTTCCACACTGGGCGACAACGTATATTCTCGATAAGGTAATCGCAACAAGTAAAATAACTTTTAAAAGTATTGATAAAATCGAGCGTTAAAAGTTCTTTTGTTATTTCGTCAAATTGCCCTGCTTTGGTATCAACTGTCTCAACTTCTTGTCTTGCGTCCGAAGGTGTGGCGATAGTAAGCATGCAGTCGTAAGTCATTTGAGCATATCTGTTTCGTGAGTTGTTAGCGATTGGACCATAAGCGAGCACCCTATTAACTCCAAACCAAAGACCGTCTTTAGGTTGTAGCTGTGATCCTGCTACGTCTGTTTCTACGTACAACAAATCATTAAACGTAAAAATATTAGCCAGCACCTCGTCGGGAGTTGTGGCTAATACGCAGGCGAAAGTTTCGTCAATTGGTTTGAGTATCATTTTAAAGTAAGATAACTAATAAACTTCTAAGGGCTTCTACGTCGTGCGTTCGCTCTCTATCAATTATATCTAAAACGTTTTGAAGCTCGTAACGTTTAGCGCCTCTTTCCTCCTCAGTCATTTCTGATAGGTCCTCCTCTATTTCTTCAACAAAATCAATTATTAACTGACTATAGTTTTGCATATGGTAAAAAGTTGCTTGTGATAAATCTTCTAGGGTCATAGCTATTTCGTTTTTTGATTATTAAAAGTATTGAAATTATCTAACTTAACTGCAAATATATCGAAAAGAATTGTATAAAAGTTAAATAGTTTTCTTTTATTATATTCTTGCTCGTTATAGTCGACGGCTATTTGCTTTTTATCCGCCCAATATTTGACGTAATAATAAGCCTGTAAGAGCTCGTTTGAGATTCCACCTTTGTTGGGTATGTTATAAGAATTATTAACCTCCTCAACCAATGCGCTTAGGTTGATAATAGCTCTTTCGAACTTATGCGCAAAGGCTTTCTCTCGGATTGAAAAGTATTTACCTTTAGGATTTTCAAAGTTCAAACGTTTTTTGAAGTCTTCGAAAACCGCTTCGATAGGTTTTTGCTTCAACTCCATCCAATCGAAGGAGTTAACCTCTGCCATAATGTCGTCAATACTTATCCCGATAACAAGGTTCTTGCAATAAAAGTCTTCATTGCTTAAGATTATATTTTCGTCTTTATTTTTCATTTAAATACTATAAAAAGCCCTAAGCTTATGTAGTTTATTAAATGGAAAACAAGTAATACCCAAAGTGCTGTATTTCTTAATTCTGTTTTCATAGCTTGAATAATAATTGTCCTAAATCGGTTTTTAAAAAGTAATAAAGTCCGGCGCCAATTAAGGCGATTGCTGCGATAGTTCTTAAGAAAATGATCGTTAGCATTCTGATTGCTTTTGCTTCCATTAGTTAGGCCCTATTGCGTTTATTAACATTATGACCCACAGTGCTGCGATAAAAATTATAATAATTGTTTCCATGGTTTCTATTTTAAGTTTTACCAAAGATATAAAAAAATATCTTACCCCCAACCTCCCGGAGGTTTTATTTCGAAAATCATTCGCATTAATAAACTATCAAAGAAATCGGGAGACTTCCCTGTGCGCTCTTTGTGTTTGCTTTTCTTCTCAAGGCGTATTTTGCCCTCATCGTCGAGTGGTTCTCTGCAAATGTTCTCTAAATCCGCTATTATTTGTTTTCGGTAGGTTTGATCCTTTATGTAAATTTGGTCTGCCTCGACAAGCTCTTTAAGTTTAAAGGCGCACTCGGCTTTTAAATTGCCATAATTTTTGCCTTTTAGCGGAGCCGCGTTATTATTAAATGCTTTTGCTGCAGTTAACTTTTTAAGGCTGTTAGCGGTGAACTTTCGCAAGCCGTCAGCATCATAAACGATATTCGAATATGGTACTCTATCGTCCTCCGCCCATAGAATAATCTGATTTCCAATTGCAACTTCATCGATTTTATCTATGCATCTAACTTTCTCAATTACTAACCCCGCCCAAGTAGTTGCCACGAAGGTATCTGCTCCTAAATACGCAATGTCTAACGATAAATAACGCTTTGGTCCAGGCACTACAAAAGAGTTTGTAAAAAGGTTGCAAATATTATCGTAGCTTGGCAATAAGGCGTAAGGGTTGCTTTCGTAATCGAAGTTAGCGTGTATTAATCTTTGGATTGTTGACTCTTCACCTGTTAGCAAAATATCTCGAATGTAGTTTGCAACTTCGGGGCTCGGGTTATCGGTCGGCTTAGCCAAGATAAACTTTTTTGATTCCGTTTCCTTGTTGTCTTTCCAAGGTAAAAAGTAACGGTCGTAGACGTGCGTTTTAGCGGAGTTAAAACACTCAAGCATTTTCTTGGGTAAATCGTACTTATCATTTAAACAACGCCCTAAACGGGTAAAAAGTATGTCAATAGCCCTCCTATCTGTTTCGGCACTCTCATCAATTGCGCATCCGGTCAACTCTAGCCCTCCATAGCGTTCATAGTTTGGATCACTGGGCTTGTATGCGGTATCAATTAAGTAAATAACCGAGCCATTATCGAAACGAATTAAGTTTAATTGTTGGTTGTAGTTGTAGTGTATTTCGTTTTGAAGTCCTGCCTCTTGGAATACTTTGAAAAGAGTTATTAACGATGTTTTCTTTAGTGTTACGAGTTCTTTTCTACCTAAGCCCCAAGCGGTTCCGGGGTAAGTTCGGCTCATGTACGTAAGCCAAAAACAAAGCAAATAAGTCTTTCCCGAAAAAGCCCCTCCGCCATAGCCCACAAAAAGGGTTGTAAGGTCAAAAAGAAGTTTCCAAGCCTTCGTCTGTGTCTTTGAAAGCTTAAAGCTCCCCATCGTCTAAAATGATTTTAAAAATAGGGGCTTCGAGTTTGTCGCCTCCCGAGGTAATATCTTTTCGAATTGGTGCGTACTCCCCATCCATTTTATTTATTTCGGCAATTGCTGCTTTTGCTTCTGCCCCAGAATAGTACTCAAGTTTTTGGATTCCTGCCTCTGTTATCACTTCGCGCCAAGTTGGTATTTCGCCAGTAGCCAATTTGGTTAAAAGTTCCATACGTTCATGCTTGGTTAAAATAGCCTTTTTAAGGGCTTCTTTTTTTCCTTTGATGTATTCCTCCTCCAAAACGTTTTGAGCCCTTAGGTTCAAAGCAGCGAAGCGAGAGAGGGCTTCTGACCAGTATCGGTCAAACGTTCGAGTTGACACTTGCCATTTTTCGACGAATTTCGAAAGACAGTCTGCACGCTCAATACCAAAATCCAAATCAGAAAGAATTTCGTTTATTGCGTTTTCGATATTTACCTTAGGTGCAGCCATACCACAAAACTACAAAACTATTTTACATTTCAATCAAATAAACAAAGAAATTTGCACTGTTTATCTTTAACTATCTACAAATCAGCTTATTAACTAATCACGAAAATAGCCAAGAAACAAAATAAATTCTTTGTTTACGCTCTTAACCCGCACTCTCATTGGGTTTAAGCCAAAAAGTAAACAAAGAAACAATAAACAAGCTTGACTTTGAAGGGACGGGGGAACAAATTCCACAGGTTCCTTACGCGTATTATATTACGCGTTATATATAATATTATTTACTTTATAATATTTATAATAATATTATTGTTTATTGTTTACAATAGTACCTTAGAGCCTATAAACATTGGTACTTTTGCGTAAACAAAGATTGTTGCTTTTTGTTTCCTTTGTATCCATTTTAAGCTAATTTGTAAGTATTTATAGACAAGGGCCGTTTTTAGTACTTTTATTGCTTTGTCGTGTAAAAATGCAAAAAGCCCAAATATAAGTTTGGGCTTAGTATTGTTTACTTTGTTTACATTTGCGTTTAAGTCAATAACCGCAGTGCTTCACAAGTAAACAAAGATTGTTTACTTTGCTTTGTATTGTTTACTTTCTTTTTATACGCCAAAAGCCAATATCGCTCTCATCTTTAAGATAATTTAGTTCTTGTAGTTCCTCGCAACCATAATTTATTACCTCATTAATACTACCGTAGTTTGAAACTAATATAAATCTATCCAGTTTTTCTACGTCGTTAATAACTTTATACCCAGCTCTCATCTTAAGAAGTTGCTATTTTGTGAAATGCTGCTGCCATTTTTGCGTTATCGGCTAAATGGATACTGTTAATTTTACACATCCAAGCATAAAACCTTTCTACGTTTGTCTCTTTTTTCATCTTATTTGATATATTTTTCGTAAATAATCCACCAATAGGTGTGACCTTTTTCTGTTTCGCTGAATACAAATAACCCTTTTATCGCTTCTTCTTTATCGCAAAAATGGCCCATTATTTCGATTTCTGGTAAAACCCCTAGCTTAATTTCTTCGTGGATTTCTTCTAATACCTCTTTCGGTAAAACGCTTAAATGCTCTCTTCTTGTTTTCATGATATTTTTATTTTAATAGGTTAATATCGTATGCGCTTGGTATACATTGTTTAAGTATCAGCCTTGCGCTTGCTTCGCTCAGTGCCTCGATTACGATCGTGTCGCAATCTTTTTCGTTATCGCCGTAACGTCGCCAGTAAAAGAACTTAAACTGTTTCATCTTCTAAAACTTCATTTATTTTACCTCTAAGAAGTATATAAGAAAAATGGTTTTTATAGCCCGAAGGTTGGTATCGAAGTAGTAAGTCGTCTCCAGCTAAAGAATGTTCTATTACAACTCTGCCTATAACCGCAGGAGCTGGGGCAAATATTCCGCCTGAGGGTTGCTGACTTTTTATTCTTTGCCCCTCTTTTATTTCGACCCCGTTTATATCAATAAGCTTTTGCATTTTCTTTATGTTTTAAATTAGATTTCAAAGATATAAAACTTATTTCTATATAAAAAATATTTATATGTTTATTTTAAATGTTTTGCTATTTTGGCTTTTACGGCTTGCATCAAAAGCTCTTGCGTGTCCCGCTTCCCGTCGAGCGTTCTAACTACCGTTTCATCCTCTGTGCCTTGCGCAATCAAATGATTAATAACTACACTACTTTTTTGTCCTTGGCGGTGTAAACGGGCGTTAAATTGCTGGTAAAGCTCCAAGCTCCAATTCAAACTAAACCAAAGAACTATAGAGCCTCCCGCTTGTAGGTTCAAACCGTGTCCCGCACTTGCTGGGTGTGCAAGCATTACTTGTATCTCGCCTTTGTTCCATTTAAGTATATCGGCGTCCGTTGTAAGCTTCACGGGCTTGTATTTCTTTAAGCGAACTAAAAGCCTTTCCAATTCATGCTTGTACGTGTAGGCGATTAAAACGGGTTGGCCGTTGGCGCTCTCGATAATATCCTCCGCGGCGTCGAGCTTCAAGTCGTGGACTTCGTGCCAGTTCTTCTCAGCATCGTAAACGGCTCCACCCGCAAACTGTAAAAGTTTATTCGATAAACCTGCAGCGTTCATAGCGGTTATCTCTTCCACGTCTTCAAACATTTCGAGAACCATGTCACGTTCGAATATCTCGTAACGCTTCTTAACTTCGGGCGGGAAGTCAATAGCTATGAAGTTATCTATGCGTTCCGGTAAGTCTAGGTAGTCCTCTGACTTCATCGAAATACAAATATCTTTTATCTTATTGTGTATGCGCTCGTCGGAGTCGATTTGTGGGTCATAGCCAAAACCGTTGTAACTTTTACGAAAGTAGTTATCTCGGTAAAAAGTTATTGTCTTACCAAGCCTATCGCCTCTATCGAGTAGGTAGATTTGAGCCCATAGGTCTATAAGGCTATTTGGTGCAGGCGTTCCAGTAAGCAGCACAACACGACTAAAAGAGGGCTGTACACGCTTAAGAGCTTTGAACCTCATTGAGGCGTGGTTCTTAAAAGAACTGCTCTCATCGATAACAAGCATATCAAACGGCAACATGCCGCCACCATATAAACCACATAACCAAGCCACGTTGTCACGCCCTATGGTGTAAATGTCTGCTTTGATTGCTAAGGCTGCTTTTCGCTTCTTAGCGTCACCTATAACCTTGCTTACTTTTAAGTGCTTCAAATGCTCCCACTTCTCAACCTCTTGCGCCCATACGGACTCAGCCACACGTCGAGGGGCGATAACAAGTACTTTACTAATATCGAGGTGGTCGTAGATCAAACGGTTAATAGCTGTCAACGTTGTTGTAGTTTTACCCAAGGCCCATCTCGAGGAGAAGGGCCGAATGTGTATTTGTGATTATGTGGTCAACTCCTGTGTGTTGATAGCCGTGTAAGTTAGTTTCGTTTAGCATACCCTATATTATTGCTTCTCGTTTCGAGTTTTTGAAATTATAAAGACGTTCGATATTATAGATATAATTCTTAACATCGCTCTGCTTATCCATCATCATGGGGGCTTGTTGAACTTTCAAAGCAAGTTTATCAAAATCGCAAATACCTTTCTCTTGTATTTTTTGAATCGCTCCGAAAAGATATCTATCTTTTGAAAATCGGTATTGACCAAAAAGCCTATCAGTTAAAGCGAAAAGGTTTTCTGTTTCAGCTAAGAAATTTATTTTAAAAGCCCCGCTTTCAAATTGCTCTTTGAAATCTGACTTAGGTTTATTATCCATCAAAAAGCTACCTATTGTCGAAACTGGAATTTTATACGCAAGTGCTAACTCTTTCAATTTAACATAGTCCTCTTGCCCTATTTTGGCGTAGCAATTTAGAAAATCATTAATACTCCATTTTTGCCCCCTTGAATTTAATTGCGCAATTTGGCTCAAAGATAAAGAATTACAAACGATAAAATAAATAGGGCTATCTGTCTTTCGGCTCACCTCAAAACGGTGTTGCCCATCAATAATACTATATGTGTTGTCTGCATTTTTAGAGACAACCACGGGGTAAAAGGGGAGCATGTTTAAACCCGCTTCTACGTCTTTAACTATCGTATCAATTTTCTTTTGGTTCAAAACTCGATTACCCACCAACATATTGAACAAACTATAATCTTTTGTGCTTTCTATTTTCATCTGTAACTATTTATAAAATTATTAATCCCCTCTTTGCTATCCACGACCTCAACTCGAAAGCCTAACTGCATCAACTGTTTATGCCGCACTAATTGTATCGCACTTGCTTTCTTGCCTGTTGTCTTCACTTCCACAAAAGCAACCACGCCACCCGGTAATAATATAAGGCGGTCGGGTAGTCCTGTGACTAATCCCGCTAGCAGTTTAACCGCCCAGCCTCCTAACTTTTTAACCTCTGCTACTAAATACTTTTCCAGTACTTTCTCTGATTCAATCATAGTCTTTTAAGCATTTTATGTTTAGCTAATAAGTAAGTTTCGAAAGTCTGGTAGTGCTGAAAGCTTGCTTCTTTTTGGTTCTCTGCGTAAGCCAGTTCAATTAAAGTATACACTAATACATCATTATACTTTTCATTGACTTGAGCCTCGCTGACTTTTAAGCCTTGCTCTAAATCTTTGAGTATGTCCGCAATACTGATTAAATGCTTTAACCTAAAGAAGTTTAGTACGTGCATAGCTCTAACGTTTAAAAGCTTTGCGCCTTCGTTAAAATTATGATAGGGGTCATTATTTCGCCTATACTCTTTACCTTTAACAATAAGCAGCTCCTTTAATTTTAGTAAGGTATTTTCTGTTTTCGGGTGATACTTTAAAGCTTTCGATAGTGCTATCTCGATACTTTGCTCAAACTCTTGTTCTATTTGTGTCATGGTTATATTCTTTTAAATTCGTTTTCTAATTTTAATTTTGATAACATTAACCCACAGTGTAAATTATTATCAATCCTGCAGGCGGTCATAGTATCGTACTCTTTACCGTCTGAAACTCGCAAGATACGAATACCTTTACGCCCTATACTTCTCGATACTAATTTTTGTCTAGGGCTTCTTTTCTCTGGTTCGTCTTTCAGCATTTTACCAAACCTCTTTTTATCCGAATCACCCCATTTGCTAAGGTTCTTATTCCATAACATGCATCGAGGATATTTAATCATGCACGCTCTTATGTTTTCAATTGTTATCATTCTTTATTCATTTGCGATTCAATAATATAAAACCCGTCTTTTATTTCAACTTCGACGGGGAATTTTTCTCTTAGGGCTAAGCGTTTCTTTGTGCTTTCGTGGTGTAGCTTAAACCCTCTCTTAACTACTTTTTCACGTTCTATACTGTTATACTTCATTTCCTTGAATAATATTTTTGTTTGCCATAATATCCAAAATTCTTTGTCGTTGTATGATGCTCCCAGCCGTCAAGGCTTTTTAATATATCGTTAATCTCTCGAGTGTTGTATCGGCTCATGTCCTCTTTTGCTTTACCTAAACACTCGCACCAAATCTCTGCCATGCAAACGAAGTTTCGAAGTTCTCCGTTCTCTGTCTTGCCTACGTCTAAATATTGGCGACGTTCGAATATATCTTTATCGCTCCAATCTTTAGGTAGTCGAGCATCGAGATAACTCTCTACAAGCCCCGTACGTTCGTCAGTCTCAGAGTGCTTGCTTTGCTCTTGTTTAGCTAATTGATCGGCTTCTTTGCTTAAGTATAAGTTTTCCCCCTTCTTATAAAGTTGCATCGCCTCCGCCCAAATTTGGTCAACTTCACCCGGCAAGTCGTTAATAACGTGTTTGGTTATTTTCGGCGAGCGTACTGCTATAGGATTGAAACGCCTATTACCTGAGGGGTCATTTAAGAAGTCTCTTTTGTTGGTTGTGGCAAAAAATACGCATTGTCTTTTATGGTTCATCGTCACCCGTCCGTATGCTGCACGAAAAGAGTCCTCTTGCTTTGTAATGAAATGCTTTACCGCTTCGACGTCTGCTTTTCTTAAGCCTGCAAGCTCTGCCATTTCCATAAGCCAAACGCCCTGTATTTGCTCGAACGCCTCTTTACCGTGTACGGTCATAAATGAATCACTGTACCATTGTTTACCTAACGTTTTAATAAATGTCGACTTATAGGCTCCTTGGTCTGAAACTAATACTAAAACCATGTCGAACTTAACGCCAGGATTAAATACTCTTGCTACTGCAGCGCATAACGTTTTTCTTATTGCTTCACGGCTATAAGCGTTATCCTCTGCACCAAAGTAATCAATAAGCAAATTATCTAACCGGTTAACCCCGTCCCACTTCAAAGCTTTAAGATAATCTTTAATTGGGTGAAAGCTTTGTTTCTCGAACTCTAAAGCAATACTGTCCTCTATTTTCATTACTCCGGTAATTCCGTAAATGCTCTCAATGTAATTCCTAATTCCTGCATAGTCTACGTCTCGAATTGGTTCGGGCGTTGTGATCTTGCGCCATGGTAAAGAACGAAACACATACCTTTTACCGTCGAAATCATTTTGCTTAAACGTCTGCTTAAGTCTGTGGTCGTTTGCTAAAATAGTATTAATGTTCGTAGCACTTGAGAGATACTTCCCTTTGCTATCTGCTTCGAGTTCACCCATCCATTCGATACTATCTTGGTCGCCTTCAACGTTTCCAAGCTCTTCGTCTTCTAAGTCCTCTGCAAAGTCGTACTTAGCATTTGCCACACTCTCAGAGGCTAAAGTCTTTTTAACTTCGGGGTCTTGTCTGGCTAAATCCTCCATCGCTACGTAGCTCTTTGGCTTTTGTGTTGTGTAGCTGTCACCGTCCAAATGTCCGTAAAGGTGAAGTCTAACAAGGTCAAAAGCGTTTGATGTTTTACCAGAGGTCGGATCCGTGCCGTGATGTGAATACGCAAATTTATCCTCGTAAATAATTAAGCCTGCCGCCGTGCTACCTTTAGTGTATGTGTACCTATCGTCTTTATCTGTCGGGACATATTGCTCATGCAAAAAAGCTTCTATAGCTTCGGTAATTGTGTATGATCGGCAAAAGGCCCCTACGATACCCTTTTTAACTTCGGGGTCTTCCTGTCTTTTAACTTGTTCTCCTATAAGCTTTGCAGTTTTATCCGCAGTAGGCCAAAGGCTTGTGTCTTTCCAATCGATGTATGAACTTAATATCTCATCTACATCAATCCAAGGGCCGTCCTGTTCTCTAAAATAATAGTCTTGATCTATTGGGGTACTTGGCCAAAACATTAAGCGGTTGGTTTCAAAAGTTGTCCCGTCAAATAACTCTATTCCGAGCAAGCCTGCAATTTGCCTACTTACCGCCACATACTCATCGGGTGAAGCTTCACGGGACAAAGGTATTACTAAACGGTATCTAGGCGATATTTCAGAATGTTTATGCGTACCGTGTAAAATTGCGGCGCAATCAAATTGCATTGTGAAATCTTCCCAAAAATCCAAATGCGCAAAATCTATATCGAGAGTCGCTATTTGTCTATGCACGATGTTTTCGGGGCTTCTTTTACCCGCTCTTAAATACCCGCCTACGTACCCACCACAATCTTTTATTTTCCCCTGTTCTTCTTTGCTAGCAGCTAAAAACTCTTTATAGGTTTCATTAGTTTTGTGCTCTTGCCTAAGCTTGTTTACAAACTCAGAAAAGAGCAAAGTTTTGTTTTTCCAAATTTTAGACTTAGCACTAAGCCCAAAAGCCACATTTATTTTACCGTCGTATTTCATGATATATTTTTTAAAGCTTTTTGGTATGCCTCGGAGGCTTCTTGTTCTGTATCAAAAGATCCTAAACTTATCGAAGCCCGCCACTTATTCCTTTGCTTGCTAACTCCCGTAAATTTACTCGTACTAGCCAAGTGCTTTTTATTGCTGTTTTCTCTGTTTGTTACGAGCTCTAAATTATCGAGGCGGTTGTTAGTTTTATTAAAGTCCTTGTGGTTAACAACTATTTCAAATCCGCAAGGCTTGTGATCCATAAAATTAAAAGCTACAAGTTGGTGTACTCTAAAATGCTTCCTTTTATTTTCTTTATAAAGGCTTACTTCAAAATAACCGTTTGAAATTGTTAAGGCTAAAGCTCTACTTTTAACAATTCTATATCCAGAAAAAGCAAGAGGATTTTTAACTTTACGTTCTAAGCTCTTTACGTTCCCTAAATTCGAAACTTCATAAAAGCCTTCGTAACCAAAAATAGGTTTCCAAATTTCATTTTCAGCCATAGCTATTTAATATTTTTGATTATTGCTTCAACGGCGATTAGCCTTTTAAGCACGTCTTTTAAGTCTTCGCTTTGCCCTAAAGCCTTGTCGGCGTAATTGCGTAAGGCTTGCCCCATGCTTATGTAGTACCAAACCTCTTTAGGTATTACCGTCTTCTCTTCGAGCGTATCGGTGTCAATGACTCTTTTAGGTTCTCCCGTTTTAATAAGTAGGTAACTTGCTGTTTTTACTTGGATAGTAAATTGATCGTCTAATTTTATTATTTTAATGGTCTTATAGGTTTTTGCTCCAAAATTCTTTTAATCCGTTCGGTATTGTCTCCCAAGTGTACGGCGGGGTGTCTGCCTCTTGCCCTTCGTTCATCTTGTCGATTATAGCTTGTCTCATGATTTCTTTTATTTGTTGGGTCAAAACTAAGAAACTTATTTTGATATAAAAAATATTTTTATATAAAGTTTTTTATTTTTTATAAAAAGGAGTTAGCTCGCCCTCAGCTCTTAGCGGTATTCCTTCCGACCACGGGGCGTGAACGCACATTAAAGTCTGCATCTCTTTTAGTCGTTCCTCCGCGGTGTCTTCTCTTAGCTCGCAAACTATTTCATCATGTACCGTCATTACTATATCAAAATTCGCATCGTTTAAATTACGCATAGCGTCTGCTAATAAATCCCTTGCTATCGCCTGTACTACGTTCTCCGTTAGCTTTCCGCCGTAGGTGTCTACGTAAGTCCATTGCTTAGTTGTTTGGTCCATACCTTTATATCGAATTGACTTCCGCCCCCATTGGTTCTCTGTGAAGCTCGGCGACTGATAAAATAGTTTTCTTCCCGAAGGCAACTCGATAGTCAAAGCCATGTCGTCACAATCGAATATTAAACCTTTGTGAATAGATACGACTTTCTTTTTATATTGTATCGCTCGCATTGCGCAACTCTCCATGTCTGCCCACAAAGCTACAATAGCAGGATTGGCAATACGCCAACGTTTTACGATTGTTTCCATTTCGGGATCACTAAGCCCCATCTTTTCACCGCCCATAGTTTTAAGCGCGCCGATTGCGCCCTGGTAACCTAAAGCCAGCTCCGCTACTTTACCTTTAGCCCTAAGGTCTGATCCTTTAGTAACTGCCTCAATTGGCACGTTAAACATTTTTGAAGCCGAAGCCTCGTATATTTTACCGTGCGAAGCAAAAACCTTTAGCCTCCATTTTTCATTACTTAACCAAGATAGCACTGCGGCCTCGATAGAAGAAAAGTCCATTATCCCGAATACATGCTTATACTTTGCTATGAACGCCGTACGGATTAACTGTGAAAGCATTGAGGGAATGTCGTCATATAAAAGAGTTGTGAGGTCGTAGTCTCCCGAAGCTATGCACGCTCGAGCCTCTTCCAAGTCGTCAAGGTGGTTTTGTGGTAAGTTCTGCATTTGGATTAGACGTCCCGCCCAACGCCCTGTACGGTTTGCCCCGTAGAACTGAAACAATCCGTGAGCCCTGTTGTCGTTGCACGCACAATTCAGCATTGCTAAATACTTTTTTGTTGATGTTTTGCTCATCATTTGACGCAATCCTATAACCTTCGATACTTCGGGGCTCTTTGCATCTTTGATTAAGTCCGGGAGCAAACCTTTAGCCAAAGAAGGAATTTCGAACCCTGTTTTATCCTGCAACCAATTTTTTAATTGCGATGGGCTGTTTGGGTTGTCAAGTCCTGTGAGTTCTTTTACTTGGGTGTAAAGCTCTGCGCTAAATCGGTTGTCGATGTCGTAAGCATTTTGAGCCATTACTAAATCAATCAAAATGCCTTTGTCGTTTATCTTTTGATCTAAGAAGTAATTAAGTCTTTCGCTCTCTGGGATTTCATACGCATGTAGTTTACGCCCTATTTCTCTCTCGGCTTCAACGTCTTGCTTACAATAATCTTTGAAGCGTCCCCACTTCTCGGGGTCGTGGTGTGGGTAGTTCCGAGAACGCATACCGTTTACCTTAGTTGGCTTTACGGGGCAACTAAAATATTTAATAAGAGCTTTACCTTCGGCGCTCTTTCCTTTGTCGCCTAATTGCAAAGCTTTAGAAGCCCCATCAAGAGAAAGAGGCAAACCGCAATAACCTGCTTTTACTGCGCTACAGTGCCATCTTTCAATAGGAGTTTCAATTCCGTAAGTACGGAAAGCGTTGCGCTCAAAGTTCGCGTTATGGCTATGTAATTCAATATCGGGGTTTAATAAAGCCTCTGATAAAAACGTAATATCTACGCCGTTCGATAAATCAATTATTTGTATCGGCTGGTCGTCGAAGGCGTACGCAATCATAAGAATTTCAAAGTCAAGGCTCTCAAAGTATTTGTAAGAGCCACACGTCGTTATGTCGACACTGGAATAGGTTTCCAAATCAAGGTGCAATTTTTTTGGCATGATAGATAGATTTGATAAACTCCGGGAGTCGAACCCAAACAAGCTATCGAAGTTTCTGCCTAAAAGGCTTCGGAGTGCGCACTCCTAACATCGGACTTATCGCCTTCCATCTGACGAGTTTACTTTTAATTATACATACACCGCTGTGAGGTCTTTTAGCTTTTATCCTCCTTGCTATTTGTGGGTGACTATACCTATTCGGTACCGCAAACACACCCTTTCTGCGACGGCTTTGGAGAGTGTACGGGGGTCGAACCCGTATACAAAGCCTAGCCATTCAGCCAACACCCTCTTTTAACTTTAACGCCAGTTACACGGGTCTAAGATTAACTTTTTTAAACCAAAAAATTTTATATCTGATAGTTTCCTACTTCGCCAAACTATCGGGGTGGCGCACTTGAAAATACGTAAGTGGGTCGACTTAACTCGGTGCGTTTACGTCTTTTCAAGAATTTAGTCTTTCGACTTTGTAAACTAAAGAGGTATCGAGCCTCTTTAGTTTCTTGTAATCTTACATTAAATCGTCTTGGTCGTCGTAGGCGTCAACTATTTCAGCATAGCTCAAACCGCCACCGCCTAAATTGTCACCGTCTTCCAGCTTCATTGCGGACTCGAAACCAACTGCAACCCCTTTACTTGGTAAGTTGTTACCGTATGCGTAAAAGTTAAGAACTGCTCTACCATAACATCCGGAATAAAAGTCGTCTTTGTCGACTAAAAGCTCTTTGTCTGGGCCTAAAATAACTGGGCGTTTGTTGCTCTTTGCGTTTAAAAAATAGTGCCCTGCGTAAACCTCGTCGTCTGGTTTTTCCTCGTCGCCATCACGCAAAGGGCTGGACCATTTACCTGGTATTTTGCCCCCGAAGTGTTTACTCTTCCCCTCGTTAAGAGCTAACTGGATAGCGTCTTGGATTGCTTTTACTGTTACTTTGTCATTCTTTGGGATTAAGATAGCACTTGAGTACTTCTTTGGGTCTCCCTCGTTCATCGCTGTTGGTTCGAATACGTGAACATAACTAAATCTTACTTTCTTTGTGGTAACTCTCGTTGTAGCCATTTTTTCAATTTTTAATATTTAAACATTTTTCGTTTTTTAAGCCTTTTAAAATCTTGCTTAGGATTGTTTACCAAAAGTAATAAACTTATTTAGATATAAAAAATATTTTTATACTTATTTTTTTAAATTCTTTTCCGCTCTTACTCTTCCGTCGAAATAGTTTGCCAAAGCAACCGCTATGATTATTAAAACGGATATGGTTTTGCTTACTCCTTCAAGGAGTATAAATATAGCTAATACATTAACTATCGACGCTATCGCTATCGCTATCGCTTTCATTTGTTTTTATTTTAAAGTTTATAAATCGTCTGCAAAGTCGGCTTTTGCTTGGTCGATGCCTAACGCTGGGCGTTTGTCGCTCTCTGGCACTAAGCTTGGTGAGGTCTTTTTAAAGGCTACAACGTCGCCTAATAACGCCGGGAACTCTTTCTTACCTACTAACTTTTCAATGTCTCCTATGCCTTTTATTTTTGAGTTGCTAAATTGGTGCTCCTCAAAATCATTTGCAAAAAGTATCGTTGCTACTTCGCTTTCATCCGTCCACCCTCTGCGGTTTTGACCGTCAACAAGCTTGTAGCCTTCCCACTTCTTACCGTTCATAGCTTCTTTGAAAATGTAATCAGTAACGGCACTTAGCCACTTTGTAACTTGTGGTATTTTCTCGTAGATGTTAACAAGTTGGTAGTCTTCTAACAGAAAAGGGTCTGCAAAATCATACTGTGCAAGCTCTTGTGCTTTAGCTGCTTGTGCCTTGCATCGTGGTGAGGCTTTGCAAAACTTGCACCATTCGCCCGTTACTTGTTCACCTTCGCCTGCATAAGCTATTTGCGCTTTTGGCTTTACAACTTCTTCGCCCCATTGACGCAAATCCTCTGCGGATATTTCCCAAGAGCTTATCGAGTCCATGCGGGGCTGCGTAATTGTCAACTTAACGGTATGAATGTCGTACATAAGGTCGTAAGCCTCTAAAGCTCCGGAGCCGTACAACTTCAATTGTGAGTTGTCGTCGGCACTTACTCGAACGCCTAAGCCGTACTTCAAGTCAATTACTTCGAGCGTACCGTCCGCAATTATAATAACGTCACAGGTTCCGAAGCCCTCCTCGATTAAGTGCGTAATGTCGACTTTTTGCTCGATTAGCAAAATAGCGTCGGGGGTTTTGCGTTTTGCCTCCGTGAATTGCTCAAGCACGTAATCTATGTGTACCTGTACAAAATCCTCCATTTCCGATGAATAGTATTCACTAACTTTTAAAGCCGCTTGAAAGTCTTGCCAATCAAATAAAGTCATTTCGTTTAAAGCTGCCCTTAAGTTAAGCTCTGCGAACTCGTGCGCCAAAGTACCCTCCTCGGCAAAGCTACTGCTCTCGTTTGCGAAGCCCTCCTCCAGTCGTGGGCTTGGCGTGCAATTGATCCAACGGCTCGCGCCCGAAGCACTTAAAAGGGCGTGCGCTCTTTCGCTGTGGTTTACTTCTTTTTTATCAGTTTTGTCAGTTTTGTCAGAGGCGTAACCCCCAAGTACTTGCTCTAATTGATTCTCGGAATAACTCATTTTCGTTTTTGGTTTTTTGATTCTTAGGAAAATCTTATAAGCTTGGTAGTGGTTAGCGTCTGAGCTATTACGTACGTTTATCCAGCCGGAATCTGATAGTTTTTGCTTTTGTCGTTCTACCCAAAGAATATTTACTTCTTTGTCCTTGTCCGCCTCGTAAACTCGTAGCGAGGCGGTAAGAATGTTTTTAGTTGCGGAGTTCATTACAACTCGTTAAGGAAATCAAAAATAGTTTGGAAGTGTTTAGCGTCTAACGTCGATACGTTTTGCGCCCCTAGCTCAACTAACTTTGCTTTTATGGCGTCTTTGTGCTCTCCTGCTTTTTGGGCCACTAAAGAGCGTATTTGCATCAAAGTAGGTGCACTAACTGTTTCCGGTTCTACGACCTCGATAGCTTCTACTTTTTGGGCTTCTATAGACTCTTTTACGTCTTGAATTTCAGTTTTCACTTCCTCGATAGCGTTTTTAAAAGCATTAGCGCTCTCTTTTACAAAATCTTCGGGGCTTAAAGTTTCTACTTTCTCAGCTTTTTTACGTGTTTGCTTTGGTTTCTCTTCGATACTTGGCGCCTCTTCCTTATTAAAAACTACCGTTCTTGTATCTTGTTCGATACCCTCTAAAGGCTTTAAAGAACTTAAGAATTTTGTTAACTCGGTTGCGTGCTCTAATGTTAAGCCGTCTACTTCAATTTTAATTTTCATGATAGATTGATTTTAAATTATTTATTTTTAAGGATTAAATTCGTTACGTGTTCTAGGTAAGTGCTTATTGCCACCCCGTGTGCGAACTTGAAAGGATCAAGGTGCTTTTCACCATTTTTGAAAAGTTGTGTTTCCCAAGTCTCTGTATTAAGCTCTGCAGTTATTTCACCCGATAAAGCTTTCATGCATTTCTCGCTAAGAGACAATTCCCACTTACCAAAATTGAAAAGAAAGTTAACCGGGATATTGGTGTATTCGGAAAGTCGCACAACTTGTTCAGAACTTAGAAAGGCTTCACCTCTCATAATTCGGCGAAGAGCCAAATAGGGGTATTTCGTTTTAGGGAAAAGAACTTTTCCGAGGTCTTTAATTAATATCCCCTTAACGTCAATTATTTTTTGTAGGTCGATTGTTTGCATATCTGATTATTTTTGACAAATCTACAAATGATTATTCGATATAAAAAATAATTTTACGTAAAATTTTATATTATTTCTTTGTTTCTCCGTGAAAGCCTTATTTTATTGGGGTTAAGCTGAAAAGTAAACAAAAGCAACAATAAACAAAGGTAGTTTAAAAGTCCATCGGGGCAAAACGCCACAGTGCCCCACGTGCGTATATGTATAATAATATTTATTACTTATATATTATTGTAGTATTATTGTTTACTTTGTTTATAGGAGGGTTTAAGGCTATATTTTAAAGGGCTTACAGAGAAACAAAGCTTTGTTTATTTTGTTTGCTTTTGTTGCTTTATAGGCATAAAAAAGCCCTCACAAGGAGGGTTTTAGTATTTTTAGTGTTTTTATTTTTATTAACTCATGTCTCCGTACAAAATAGTGAGTACTAAAATAGCGCTAAATATAGAAATGATCGAGATAACAATAATTGAATTTTTCATGACAGTTTTGTTTTTAAGATTTATTAGTTAATTGCAATTAGCGTGCCAAATTAAACTTTTTTAAGTAGAACCATAAAAATATAAATAAACAAGCAATAAAAAACATTGAAGTATATAAAATTGTGTGATCTGTTTTCTCTATTATCTTAGTCCTGTAAATAGTTTTAGTCCGATAAATTATTTTGATTTTCCACTTTTCAACAACTTTAGTTGTAGCGTTTGAAACAATAACGTTATTGTACTCTTTTCCATCTACTTTAAAAGGTTTTAAGTTATCAAAAGGCGTAAAAGTTAAGTTAGTACCTAAAACTATTTTTGAACCATTAGAGTAGGTATTATTTACTTCTATGCTTCCCAGTTTCTCGGACTCTACTTTTCGAGTTCCGCAACTTACTAATAGCAATAATATTAATAGATATTTCATTTATTGTAAAATATTCTTGTTTCAAAATTGAAGCATGGGTTTTCCATTTCTTCGGTGCGTAATTCCGTTATAGCTATTTCATTTTCTTGCAAATCTGAAATATCATTTGTAGCGTATAACTCTTTACCTTCTTGACTTACTATTGTGTGTAACATATTAATTTGTTATTTTAATTCCTAAATGATACATTGTGTCGGCTGAGTTGCCTAATTGACCCGTAATAAAAATATAATTATCAATTGTAGGGTCAAAAGTGGTTGAAGAAAAAATTATACCAGAATTTATAATATCATTAGATGAAGGAACTGTAAACGAATAGCCATATATTAAACCGTTGGATATATTAAAAACCCTATTTAAATTACCGCTTAAATTTGCAGTATTTAAATCATTTCTAGCTATAATATTTGCTCCTGTTAAAGTGTTTGAGGTATTTATTTTTATTCTTTGGATTAAAGTACCCAATGTTCCTGACTTAGCAACTCTACTAAACAAATTCATAAAATCCCCGCCTTTAAAAGTATTAGCTGGAATTAATTTTGAATATAATATTGTTTCAGAAACTGTCCCCGTAACGTTTGCACCTTGTGTTGCTTCTTTGACTATGTTTTTTATAACATCGCTTAAATCTTGGTCACCTGTATTGCTTCCTGACAAAGTGGTAATTCCTAAGGCGTTTTTAATATTTGTAGCAGTTAAGTTAGCTAAGAATCTAGCAACCGTAAAGTACAAATTATTAATGCCCTCGGGAACGTCATTTGTTGAAGCTATTAATCCGTTGGTAATTTGAGTGTATAAACTACCAGTCCATCGATATTGTTTATTTATATCTGCCCCAGTAGTTACGATGTATATTTTACCTAATTCACCAAATAAAGGAAATAATGAAATAGTATCATACTCTAAAATATCATCAACATAACTTGGTAGGTATGATTGATTTATTTTTGAACCGTCACCAATTTTGTTAATAATTGTAGATGCTGTTTCGTCTCCTGTATTTGTGCCTGAAGTATTATCTAACTTACTTATTTGAGATAA